ATGGTAATATGGCTAACCTTGTAGCAGAATATGCTCCTTGGTTCCCATTTGCTGAATGGTTATCAGTTGATCCTGATGGAGATAATCCTTGGACAGCTAGGATGAAAACTATTTTTGCTGGTGGTGGTTTAAATATAGCTGCTCATACTTTAATGGGTTTTGCTAGAGGTGCTTATAGAGCTAGGAAAGCTAAACTAGAGGGTCTGACAGACGTTGAAGCTAATAGAGAAGGTAATATAAGGATGGATGAATCTATGAAAGCTGATCTGAAAGCTGAAATAGAGACTCGTGTAGACTTAGAAAACCAAGATATAGAGGAGGGGATTGGTGTTTCAGCGAATCCTAGAAGAGATTTTATACTTAATAACTTAGATGAATCAGATGGTAAACTTTATCAAGACTTAACTGAGGGTAATTTACCTGATACTAGAGGTAATCAAGTTTACTTTCATGGTACAGGACTTATAGCAACAGCTAAAAGAGGTCTTAAAAAGGTAAAAGGTTTACAAGGTGAAATTCCTGTTACTAAAGGTGTAGGAGATAGGGTTTGGTATGATGAAAATATGTTTGGTAATGGTTTTTATACTACAGATGATATAAATGTAGCTATAAAAAACAGGAAAAAAGGTGAAGGTTTAGTTTGGGAATTAGATAAAGAAGGTAATAACAGACCTGTTTATAGAGTTGAAGAGATTCAACCTGTGACTTTCTTACTAGCTGATCAGAAAATAAACTTTACTAAAGCGTATGACCCTGCAAAAGGTGTACGTCAACCATCTAATCTAATTACTGATCCTGTTGAACAGGTTTTAAGGGGAGTCCAGTTTGTAGATGAATTTGATGTACCTGAGTTTGTATGGAAAGAATCTGACGGTCCTTTAACTTATGCTGAGTTTATAGCTAAGATTAAAGATAATCAAATGTATCCTAGAGAAGAAGTGACTATGTTGCTTGATCAGATACATGCTAAACTTCAAGAGCTTGGCTATGGAGGTATTGAGTACGGTTCTGAAATCAGTGGACGTAAGCATAATGTTAGGGCTTACTGGGAGCCTGAATCACAGCTTAATATAACTAGAGCTGATGAATTTCCTGCTCAAAAAATTAAAGAGTTAGAAGAACTTGCTGATGCTAATGGTAATGCTAACGGTAATCCTTGGGTAGAAGAGAATAATTCTAGTTTTAAGGATGTAGGTAAAAGTAAAAAACCTACACCAGATCGTAACCCAAGTAAGTTTACTGAAAAGGAAAGGGCAGTTATACCCGATGAGACTACTAAAACAACTAAACAAAAAACTAAAGAAGTCTTAAAGGAAATGTCTGACAACAACAAGACTACAGGTAAAGCTGAGTCAGATCGTCAGTTATTCCGTGAAAGAGTACTTAGAAGATTAAGTTTTGGTATCCCTGAGTTAAGAAAGTTTATCTTAGAGATGTCTGAAACCGTAGCTGATGAAGTCTTTAGTTCAACTAAGAATAGTTATAATTGGCAGGAGTTACAAGATGCTGTCTTGAAACAAGTCGATGAGATGTATTCTCGAATTGAGGAAGGTGGTTCAGATTCTTTAAGGGCTTATATAAAAGATAATGCTAAAGATAAAGTTTTATGGATGCACGATGGTACTGAAGTTGTTACAGGTAACGCTTCACAGGCTGTTGCTTTACAGTTAGTTATAAATTCTTTAGCTAAACGAGCTTCTTTAACAGCTCAAGGTGCTGTAGAAACTATTAGTGATAAAGGTTTTAAGAATTATTATGAAAACACTGATCTATTACGTCAAAGTAGAGATGTTCAAAAATCTTTGATTATCGCATTATCTGAGTATAAAAAAATTGGTTATATGTATGGTCAAGGTTTGCAGTCGTTTAACTTTGCTAACCGATTAATGCCATCAGACCAAGCAAAGATTATCAAAGGTAAGTTAAAGGAAATCCAACTTGAAGAAAAGCAATTTGGTGAAGAGTTAGATAAACTTATGTTTGAAGGTAAGCTTGGTGACAGAGAACAGCTCTTACAAATGTGGGCTATTAGTAAAGGTGATATCCGTACTATGGCTGATCTTAGAGCTTATTTAGGTTCTAAAGTTTTAGGTGGTCGTTTTAAAGGTGCAGATATAAAAGGCCGTTGGAGACAAGAAGCAGCTGGAGCTTTTTATAATTCTATATTAAGTGGTATTAGTACTCCTATTAATGCTATTGTCAACACTGGTGTTATTGGATATCTCCGTCCTTATCAAGCTTGGCTTGGTGCGGCTGTGATGGGTAATAAAGAAGAGATGATTATAGCTGCTGCTGGTATAGATGCTTTAGGTAAGTCTTTTTCTGAGTCTTTACAGATGTTCAAGCATAACTGGAGTCAAGGTCTAAACCGTAAACCATTGACTTATCAAGGTAAGTTTGATGTACAAGCAGATATTAAAGAATGGAAACAGTTAGCTCCACAGATTGAAAGATATGGTACGCCTAATGAGAAACTAGCTTATTATTGGACTGATACATTAGTTGATTTTAATAACTCACCTTGGGTAAGATACAGTCAAAACGCTATGGGAGCTGGTGATGCTTTCACTAGAACTCTTATTGGTCGTGTTGAAATGCGTATGAAAGCTGCCCGTAAAGCTATAGAAGATAATGTAGACTTAGATGATATACAAAAGGTAGCTAGAGATACTGAACAAAATTTCCGTGAACAAGTATTTAAACAAGATAAGCATGGTATGTGGGTTGTTAATGATGAGGCTGCTAAACAAGCAGGTGATGAAACAACTTTAACGCAAGCTTTATCTGGTCAATTAGCATGGTTACAAGGTGCTAGAAATACTACAGGATTGAGATTCTTCTTCCCATTTGTTAGAACTGGTGTAAATGCTTTAGACTTAGCTCAACAGCATACTCCTGTAATAGCACGTTTTCATGGTAAGTGGAAAGACTTAATGAATCCTAATTTAGATCCTAACTATATACTTAAAAAGTATGGTATTCAACCTAAAGATATTCCACAAGCTCAAGCTTTGATGAAAGGTAGAGTAGCTTCTGGACAGATTATGGTTGGACTTGCTGTTATGATGTCATTATCTGGTAACTTAACAGGATCATTACCTGCAGATAAAGAGACTAGAGATCTATGGAAAATGCGAGGTATTAAACCTTTTTCATTTAAAGTAGGTAATGCTTATATTTCTTATCAGAAGATGGAACCGTTTAACACTATACTAGGTATGGTAGCAAACGTAACTAATTACCAGCATGTGTTAGGAGAGGATTTAAGAGATGATTTCCTAAACAAAGCAATCTTTATGGGATCTGCTGTTATAGTAGATAAATCCATGTTAGCTGGTGTCTCTGATCTTGCTGAAGTATTTAATGCTCAAACTGGTTCGGGTACATTAGGACGTACTTTTGCTAAGTTTGCAAGAGCACAGTTCTTCCCTTATGCTGGTTTAAGTTCTCAGTTAGGTAGTATCATGGATGCTAACCAAAAAGAAGCTAATAATGCATTAGAAACTATATTCCAACGTGATGTATTTGCTAAGAAATTCTTAGCTCCAAAGTATGATATCTTAAATAAAGATAGATCTGGAAAACCTTGGATGCCTTCAGATGGTAATCCGATGATGAAACTATTCAACACTATGAGTCCTTTCCCTATTTACTGGACAGATAGGAATGATTATGTTAAATCCAATCTAGTAGGTATGAGTTTTAATATGCCTGAAATCTTAAGATCATGGAAAGGTGAGCAACTTAGTTCTAGGGAAATATCTCAATTACAACGTATCTTATCTCAAGGAGCTTTAAGATCTCGATTAGAAAAACTAATGAAACCTGGGGGAAATTGGGAGAAAAATTATCTCAGTTTTAAAAAGAAAGGTTTTATGAAACGAGATGGTATTAATGTATCAGATCAAGGTTTTTATTTACAAGTTCGTAAGATTTTCTTAGAAGAAAAGAAAAAAGCTTTGGCTATAATGAGATCTCAAAATACCGAATTATACGATAGAGTACAGTTAAGACAGCTTAAAAAGAGAGAAGGTAAAGCTAACGATCAAGAAACTATATCTAGACTGCTCAATATTCCAAAGTAGGCACCAATCCTATTACATTGATTATCAATGGCAGTAAAAACTAAACACACATTCCCAGCCGCTAATGGTAGTACATTAGCCTTTAGTGGTCACGGGATAGAACTGAATAACTTAGATGATCTTGATGTATATGTAACATTGTCAGGTGGGACTAGAGTATTAATGACACGTTCAGCGTCAGACACTACTTCAACTAGCTCTCACCCACAATATAACGATACAACTGGATTGTATTTCCCTCCCGTAGCGGTGGGCACACAACTTTATAACTATCAATTATCCGCAGCCAATGATACCATTACGTTTAACCAGAATATCCCTAATTTAGGGGTAGTTTCTGTTGAACGTAGGACCAGAGATGGCTCTGGGGAATACACTACCTTTGCTGGAGGTAGTACTCTTAGACATACTGATTTAAACTCAGCAAATAAGGAGTCAAATTTCACAGCACAAGAGGCTAGAAACAAAGCTTTTGATATAGAAAGACAGATTTTTAGTCATGGAGATGGTAACTATAGATTACCAGAAGATAAGACAATTATATTTGAAGGTGCTACAGATAATGCACACGAAACTACCCTTACAGTAGCTGACCCTACTGCTGATAGAACTATCACATTACCAAATACAACTGGTACAGTAGTAACTACAGGAGATACACAGACTGTAACATCTACAATGATTGCTGATGGCACCATACAAAGAGGTGATCTAGCAGGAGATCTTATAGATGGGACAAAAATCGAAAACGATGCAGTCAATTCTGAGCATATTGCTGCTGATTCTTTGGATACTGAGCACTATGCACCATCTTCGGTAGACGCAACAGCTTTAGGAACAAACGCTGTAACAACAGTTAAGATCCTAGATAATAATGTTACAATGGGTAAGCTTGGTAGTGGTACACTTCCGAGTGATATTGTTGTTAATGAAGATAATCTAGCTGCAAACTCAGTAGGTTCTTCTGAATTAGCTAATAATGCTGTCGATACAGGGGCTATACAAGATAATGCAGTAACAGCAGATAAGATAGCAGATTCAGTCATTGTACTTAACAGTGAACACGCTGCATCAACACCAAACGATGTCAGTTTCTTTACTACTTCCGCTTCTGATGCGAGGTATTTTAGACAGGATTCTACAGAAACCATCGCAAGTGGGGATACGTGGTCTAGTTCTGACAGTCGTGTAGCAACTACAGCTGCGATTGATGCACAAGTTGCTAATCTTGTAGATGAAGTTGGTGGATTTGTTGCAGTTAATAATGAAACAAGCTTTCCTAACGAACATCCTGATATAAAGAATGATGCAGGTACTGTTGTTAGTATAAAAGCTCTTACAAGTGCGATTACTACAGGATCTGGGGTAACTTCTCATACAATATCGAATGGTAGAATCAATAATAATGCCGTTATTATTAATGGTTTAACAGCAAGTACCACCTATCCAGCTGGATTTGGTATGCTTGTTATCACTACAGGCACAGCACATACCTATACATTCCATAGGTTAGTACCAAAAGCTACTGAAGTAAATACTGTAGCAAGTAATATTTCTAATGTTAATACTGTTGCGGGTAATAACTCTAATATCACAACAGTTGCTGGTATATCTTCTGATGTCACAGCTGTAGCAGCTGATGCTACCGATATAGGTGCTGTAGCAGCTAAAGCTACTGAGATTGGACGTTTGGGTACAGCTGATGCTGTGGCTGACTTAAATACTTTAGGTACAGCTGACGTTGTAGCAGACTTAAATACTCTAGGTACAGCGGATGTTGTAGCAGATATGAACACGTTAGGTACAGCTGATGTTGTATCAGACATGAACACATTGGCTACTACGTCAAACGTAAACAATATGAATACCGTTGCGGGTTCTATTGCTAATGTTAATACGACAGCCACTAATATAACTCATGTTAGTAACTGTTCGACTAATATAAGTAGTGTCCACAACTATGCTGATTTATATCAGGTAGGAACCTCTGCACCAACTACAAGAGCCGATGCTAGTGCTTTAGAAGCTGGTGATATGTGGTTTGATAGTTCTTCTAATAAAGAACTTAAGGTACATAATGGTTCAGCTTATCAGTTAGTCACACCTTCTCAGGGTGTTCTAGATGATATAGCTATTGTATCTGGTAATATCACATTTACAGAAGATTTAGGACTTATTACTGGTGCTTTAACTACAGGTACAGGTAATAGTATCGAAACTTGTGCAGATAATATAGCAAAGATACAAGCATTAGGTGCTTCTGCTGTAGTAACTGATATGTCTTTACTAGCTACTACAGATTGTATAGCTGATATGGCTATCTTAGGTACAGCTGATGTAGTCTCAGACTTGAATACCTTGGGTACAGCTGACGTAGTAGCTGATATGAATACCCTAGCTGTAACAGATGTTGTTAATGACATGAATACGCTGGCTACTACCAGTAATGTCAACAATATGAATACTGTTGCTGGTATTTCTAGCAACGTAACAACGGTGGCGGGGATTTCTGCAAACGTAACGACAGCAGCTAATAATAATGCAAATATAACAACAGTAGCAGGTAATAATACTAATATAAATACAGTTGCAGGTAACAATTCTAACATCTCAACGGTTGCTGGAGTAAGCGGAAACGTAACTACAGTTGCTGGGATAGCATCAAATGTTACTGCAGCTGCAACAAACAACGCAAATATCACTACTGTAGCTGGTTCTATCGCCAATGTGAACACTACAGCAGGTGCTATTGGAAATGTTAATAACGTAGGTAATAATATTGCTAGTGTTAATACTGTATCTGGTCAGATTGCTAACGTAAACCGTTATGCAGATGAATATACTATAGCTTCTTCTACTCCAGGAAGTCCTGATGAAGGTGATCTTTGGTATAATAGTTCAGGAAACACCTTAAATTACTATAATGGTAGTGCATGGGTTGGTATATCACCAGGAATTGCAGCGATTGTATCTGATTCCTCCCCTCAATTAGGTGGGCATCTTAATGCAAATAGTAAGAATATCACTAATGGTGGACAGTTTGATGCTACTCTTAATGGTGCAATAACTTCTGCAACCACAGCTACAACACAGTCTACAGGAGACAATACAACTAAGGTTGCTACTACAGCATTTGTGAAAGCGGCTCTTGATGCATTAATAGATTCTGCACCAGGAACTTTAAATACACTAAACGAGTTAGCAGCAGCTCTTGGGGATGACTCTAACTATGCTGCAACAACTACAGCATCTTTAAACACTAAAGCACCTCTTGCAAGCCCTACATTCACAGGTACGGTGACAGCTGGAACAATCACAGGATCAAACTTACAACTCGACTTCGGAACCCTATAAATGGCAAAATTATTAAAACTAAGGCGTGGAACAACCACGCAACATGGTAGCTTTACTGGAGCCGAAGGTGAAGTTACAGTTGATACTGATAAGGAAACCCTTGTCGTACATGACGGCTCAACAGCTGGAGGACATCCTGTAGCTGCTGAAGATATGGCTAATGTGTCTAGTGCTAGTATAGCTGGAAGATTAGCTACAGATTCTATAGCACCTGCTAAGATTGGTGCTGGTACTTTACCAACAGACGTAACAGTAGCTAGTGCAAACATAGTTGACGGAACAATCGTAAATGCAGACGTTAATGCAAGTGCTGCGGTAGCTGGAACTAAGATTGCTCCTAATTTTGGATCGCAAGATGTTACTACAACAGGAAACTTTGGTGCTGCAAGTGTAAATATCACAGACAATTCTCCTAGTTTAATATTTACTGATTCAGCAGCAAATAGTGATTTTAGGATTAGAGCACAAAGTGGCGTTTTGAAATTAAGAGATGATACTAACAGTGCTGATAGGTTGACAATAGCATCTAATGGAACAACAACTGTTGCACAAAATCTAGACGTTGGTGCTGGTGTTGACGTAACAGGGAACATCACGGCAACTGGTACTCTTAATACTGGTGCTGCTACTTTAGATAGTGTGAATTGTACAGTCGTCACTGATGGTAGTACTAACAACGGTTGTTTTATAAACGCTGGTGATACAGGTGCTGGTAACAGACCAGACATCGTTCTAAAAGGTGCTGGGTCTGCTGGATTAGGTCAGAAAGCACTTGAAATATATTATAACAACGGTAGTAACCTAGCTTTTGATATAAATTATCAAGGTGATGTTTCTGCTCGTCACGCAGATTTTAGTGCTGGTATTGACGTAACAGGACAGATAACTTCAACAGGTGCTCTAACAATTACAAATGAAGCTCCAGCAATAGCTTTAGTTGACTCTGGTCAAAATCCTGACTGGGAAGTAGTGAATAATAATGGAACTTTTGTTATTAAAGATTCTACAAATAATGCTTCAAAATTTTATATAGAGTCTGATGGTCATACAAATATTGTTGGAAACTTAGATGCTGAAGGTGGTGTTGACGTGACAGGAAACATCACAGTATCAGGAACAGTTGATGGAGTTGATATTGCAGCGTTAAATGCGTCAGCATTAAAAAAAGATGGCACAAATAATGGTGCTTCTACTGTAAGATGTAATGATGCTGATTTTATTGTTCAAGATGGTACAGATGGCACAACAAACTTTGTATGGAGAGATCACTCAGCAAGCAAGCTTTATTTAGGTACAGATGCCGCAGTTGTTACACCTAGAAGTCATGTAATACCTAGTGCCGACAGTACTTTCAATATTGGCTCTAGTTCTGTACGATTTGCTAACGGTTACTTCGATACTCTGTATGGAGATGGATCTAACCTAACAGGAGTCCAACCGTTCCCCAGTGGAACCAAGATGCTCTTCCAACAGACATCTGCTCCTACAGGATGGACAAAGGTAACTTCTAGTGTAGATAACAAAGCTCTTAGAGTAGTATCTGGTTCAGTAAGTAGTGGTGGTAACCAAGCCTTTACATCAGCGTTTGCTAGCAGAACACCTGCTGGTAACGTAGGTGCTTCAGGTAACTCAACAGCCTCATTTAGTGGTAGTGTAAGTGGTAACACAGGCAACTCTGGGGCAAATACAGGTAATACTGCAGCAGGTGGTAACGTAAATAACCATACGTTGAGTTCTAACCAAATGCCTAGTCATAGTCATAGTATCACAGGTAATAACCAAGACAGCTATGGTAGTTGGAGGACTAGACTCTATCATGGTAACTCCTCTAGCTCAACAAGAACTCACAATACTAACAATACTGGAGGAGGTGGATCGCACTCACACGGATTCTCTGGATCTAATCACAGCCACAATGTAAACAATCATACTCATAGTTTCAGTGGTAACTTTAGTGGTAACACTGGAAACCACACCCATAATGCTGGTTCCTTCAGTGGTTCAGCTATGGATTTTGCCGTACAATATCTAGACGTAATTATTTGTTCTAAAGATTAAATGACCCAACTAAAACCTGGCACCTTATGCCCCCTGATCGGTGAAGATTGTCGTGGACTTGAGTGTTCATGGTACACACAGATACGTGGGCAGAATCCACAAACAGGTGAAGATATAGATGAGTGGGGGTGTGCAGTCACATGGCTACCCACCTTACTTATCGAAAATGCACAAATGCAAAGGCAGACAGGAGCAGCAGTAGAATCATTTAGAAATGAGTCTGTTAATACCAGAAACATGCTTGCTGCTATTACTCAAATGCCAAAACTAACAAAAGTTATAGAACATGACAACTAAAAATGTATGCGTAATCGTTCCAGATAAAGTAGTCTCAGTAGATGGGGAATCCTATGTACTAGATACTTGGTCTTTTAACGATTCAAAGATTTGGGCTATCCAATGGTATGGTTCAACACAAACAGGTGATATCGAACCTGCTCCCGTTAATGGGAAAATAGAAGGTGCTAACGAAGATCTTACTGCTGAAGATTATGACACGAAAGTGAAACATTATGTAGATGCTTGGGAAGTTAAAAAGGCTGCTGTAGATGCAGAAGTTAAAGCAGCAAGCGATGCAAGAGATGCAGAAGAAGCAACAAAAATTGCGAATCGTGCAGAAGCTAGAAAATTAGGTAAAGTACCTGTTGAGAACAGATTACCAGTCTATCCTAAAGATGTAGATTCTATATGATAGAGCAGCTGTTTCCAGTACCCCTATATAGTACTCAAGTAGATAAATTTGATGCTATCCAAAATGAGATCACTACAGGGATAAAAAATAGTAAATTTTCTTATCACCCTGAATGGGGTAGAACGCATTATTTATCTGACACTACTTTTTCAGAAAATTGGCTTGTTAAACATCGTTGTACTACCTTATTATCTGAGATAACAAATCACGTAGATAATTATAAAGATAGCTTAGGTATAACAGCAAACTGTACGGTTAAAGAGTCTTGGGTTGCTTTATTTAAAGAGCATAACTATGGACATGTACATGATCATTCAGATAATCAAATATCAGGCGTTTATTACTTTAAAGTTAAAGGTAGTACAGGTAATATATTTTTTTCATCTAAAAGATCTTGGCAAGGGAGAGTAGAGGCTTCAAGTCGAGAAGGTTTGCTATTGTTATTTCCTAGTGATCTTAAACATGGTATTACTACAAACACCTCTACAGTATCAAGAATAAGTATATCATTTAATTTAGCATGAGAATACCTTCAGTTAATTTGCCAGAAGGTTTTGGTTTACCTAAAGGTTTACTTATACCACAGGCAGAACTGAAGCCTCCTAAAGCAAATATACCTGCTTTTCCAGCTATAGTTGTACCTCCTACGGATTTACGACCACCCTTGGGGGTTGAACCTGAGTCTACAGGACAAGTCCAACCACCTAAACTAAATATTCCTGTATTGGACATACAGATGCCGATACCTGAGACAGCTGTGGTTGTTACAGCAGTTACTACAGCAGTAGTAGCAGTTGCTACAACTAGCATTACTCAGTCTTTATTTGAACCAATCAAAAAGAAGGTACAGAAATTCCTACAAGGTAAAGTTAATAAATGGAAGGAAAACAGGAAGAAAAAAAAGGACTCCTCGGAAAGCTCAAAGACGCAGCAGAGGATCAAGAACACCAAATCCAAATCTTAGGTACATTTGTCCGTCTGGGAGTTGTGGTTTGGAGTGGATTCATCATTACGATGAACTACGTAGAAATACCTATGGTCAAGAAATCTGGCAACAGTGATATCACGTTCGTAGCTTCGGTGTTTACGGGAGCACTTGCGACATTTGGCTTGACCACTGGAAATAATAACAAAAACAAAGGTCCAGTAAACTGCCCTATGGTTAAGAAAAAAGACGAATGAAAAAGTTATGTTTATTTCTCATACTGATGGCACCCACGGTAGCGAGAGCAGAATTAGTAACCCCAAATTTCACACAGGGTTCTATGCAATCGACCACGACCACCACACAAACTATTACCGAAACTATCGACCACGAACTATTTGGAGGAGCTTACTCTAAATGGACTGGCGAAAATATAACCCCTTCAGCAGACGTTTCTGGAAGTGGGACTACATTCTCGGTGACAACAGCTGGAGATCCCTTCACTCTGGAGATAACAACCAGAGCAGCTGGGGCTATAGTAGAGACAATAGACATAGACAGAAGTATTACAACAAACGCTACTACTACGTCCTTATCAGTCTTCTCACAATAGGAAGCCCCTCACTAGCTAGTGAACCAGAGGTACAGAACACCTCAAATCCAGTTGCAGCTGCGACAGGTAATGTAACCAATCAGGCGGTGCAATTCCAGAATAATGGAGCACCGTCTAGGCAGCATTATGGTCCTAATATAAGTTGTAACGGTTCTACTATGACGTTTAGCCCGTTTTATATGGGTAATAATACACAACCATATGATCCTGAAGCTTATGTAGAGAATGAGAACTATGGTTTTCAAATTAACTTTATGATACCTTTAGATCAGAGTGGTCTTAAACAGTGTAGACGCATAGCAGCAAGACAAGAAGAAAAGATGCGATTAGATTATGAATTAGTTAGAGCACTTAAATGTGCTGAGTTACAGCAAAAGGGTTTTATGATTCATCCTAAATCTCCTTTCTATACTATGTGTTCTGATATTGTATCTATTGCTTCTTACATTAAACAAAATACTCCACCCAAGGAAAAACCTTGGTACAAACCTTTTTAATATGACATACGCTAACAAAAGTGCTAAAGAGCTTCTAGCAGAAGCTAAAGCTAAAAAGTCCACTAAAAAAACTACTAAGAAATGACCTTACTAATTAAACCTATCCTTTTCGCTTTTTTAAAGTCCAGAGCAGTGAAACAACTTGTTGTTGATCTGCTAGAAGGCTTGGCAAAATCCACAGATAACACACTTGATGATCAAGCTGTGGCACTTGTAAAGAAAAATCTATTGCCTGAATAATGACTAAAGCTAGAGCAACTGAAGCTCAATTTAATGAGTTACACAGTTTGATTACCAAAGAGTTTTTAGAGAGAATCAAGGCTGGTGAGGCAACTACTGCAGACCTTAAAGCAGCAGCTGATTGGCTGTATAAGAATGATATCACAGGTATAGCGTTGGATGGATCTCCTCTTGGTGCTCTAGCTGACCTTATGCCCAAGGTTGATTTTGATGCAGTACAACGAGCAGTAACACGTTAATGGCCCCTAAGAAACTCCCGCTTTCTAAACTCAAAAAGAGTGCCCGAAATTACCGCAAGAACCCTTTGTCTCGGAAGAAAAAGAACGCAGCACAAAGGAGACGAAATAAGCTCAAGATCAATAAAAAATACCGTGCTGAACTAAATAGAGCTAGGCGTAAAGCTGGTGTCTATGGTAAAGGCGGTAAAGATTTCTCTCATACTAAATCAGGAAAGCTAGTTAGAGAAAATGCATCTAAAAACCGAGCAAGAAACCGTGGTAAAAAATGACACCAGTCCTTCCTAACGCAAACCATTACACATACAATTTATTAGCTATGACTTCATCTGAGGCAAACCGACTCTGGAGAAAAGCTATCAAAGAGGCAAACAATTATGAATGTATTTATTGTGGAAAATCCCATAGCGAGAATGATCTTACCATTGATCATGTACATCCCAGATGTATGGGAGGTAGTTCCCATACTTGCAACTGCGTTCCCGCTTGCGTATCGTGTAATCAAAGTAAAGGAAGTCAAAACTGGTTGACTTGGTTTAGGGATAACTTCCCTCCAAACCAGTTTAGAGAATCATTGATCCTTAATTGGATACAATAACCCTCAGAGGTACCTACAAGCCCCCACAACGGGGCTTAAGTACCATTTATATACATATGCCTAGAAAGAAAAAACAAGTACCCTTAGAGGAGCAGTTACAGAAAGATTTCCGTTTATTCCTAACGGCCATCTGGACGCATTTACAGTTACCTCCACCTACTAGGGCACAGCTCTGTATAGCAGAATATTTACAACATGGACCCAAGAGACTCCAAATTCAAGCTTTTCGAGGTGTTGGTAAATCTTGGATTACTGCAGCTTTTGTTCTTTGGACGTTATATAACGATGCAAATAAGAAGATCATGGTTGTGTCGGCTTCTAAGGATAGAGCAGACTCATTCTCAATCTTCTGCCAAAGACTAATCCTGGAAGTCCCCTGGATGTCACACCTCAAACCTAAGAATGATGACCAGAGATGGTCCAGAGTTAGCTTTGATGTGGGTCCAGCTGCACCTCACCAAGCACCTAGCGTTAAATCAGTCGGTATCACAGGACAATTAACTGGATCTCGTGCCGATTTAATGGTATTAGATGATGTAGAGGTGCCAAATAACAGTATGACCGAACTACAACGTGAAAAACTTCTTCAACTCGTTACTGAGTGTGAGTCTATCCTTACTCCTAAGCCTAGTTCTCGCATCATGTTCCTTGGAACTCCTCAGACTACTTTTACCGTCTATAACAAACTCAGGGAACGCTCTTATAAACCTTTTGTATGGCCAGCTAGATATCCTAGAAAGGTCGCTATGTATGATGGTTTACTCGCACCACAGTTAGAACAAGACTTAGAAAATGAAAAAGATCTCACTTGGAGTCCAACGGATACAAGATTTAAGGAGGACGATCTGCTGGAACGTGAATCTGCTATGGGTCGTAGTAACTTTATGTTACAGTTTATGCTGGACACTTCTCTATCTGATGCAGAAAAGTTTCCTCTCAAATTTGCCGATCTCATCATTAATCCAGTCAACCCCGAAACAGCCCCAGAAAATATCATCTGGTGCTCAAGCAAAGACAACATAGTTAAAGATTTACCTTGTGTAGGACTCCCTGGGGACTATTATTACAGTCCAATGCAGGTTCAAGGGGAATGGAAGCCATATAGTGAAACTATCTGCAGCGTAGACCCCTCTGGAAGGGGGTCAGATGAGACTGTAGCGTGTTTCATTTCCCAGTTGAATGGGATAATGTATTTACATGAAATCTACGCCTCTACAGACGGTTATTCAGACAGTACTCTATTATCCATACTTGCTAGATGTAAGAAATATAAAGCATCAACATTATTAATAGAATCTAACTTTGGTGACGGCATGGTATCCGAGTTATTTAGAAAACATGCCATTAACAAACACGTACCAATTAACATAGAGGAGACAAGAGCTAATGTCAGGAAAGAAGATCGTATTATTGACAGCCTCGAGCCTGTTTTTAATCAGCACAGGTTGGTTATTGATCCCAGAGTTATTAAATGGGATTATGATTCGGGGGCTGAAAGACCAACTGAAACTAGATTCCAATATATGCTTGGATACCAAATCAGCAGGATGTGCAGGGAAAAAGGGGCCGTTAAACATGACGACAGAATCGATGCCCTTGCCCAAGGGGTTAAATGGTTTACCGATGCCCTCTCCATCTCAGCCGATTCCGTAAGAATAGACAGAGAAAGACAAGAATGGCAAGACCACCTTCAAGCTTGGATAGAAGATCCTCAATCAGAAGCTAATTATTTAGCTCTGGGAATGGATATGAAACAAAGACAACAAGCAAGAGGTTCAGGTGCTAAAAACGGTGTCCCCACTTGGGTTTAGAGGAACCCCCTCGTAATACACGGAGAAGTGGTGCTCTTCGTGTGTGGAAACAGCGGTCAAAGGGAGAGGATTAATTTCTTCTCCCCCCTTAATATCATGTTTGCGAAGCCATGATCCGTAAAATATTATTACTCTTACTACTATTAAGGATAATAGGTCCAGTAGGAGGTATTATATACCTATATATAAAAAACAATGTTAATGAGAGAGAAAATCCTCAAAGCCTTATTAGCCCACGCTCAAGGGGATCTACAGAAGCATTTAGCTAATATAGAAGTTATTATGAATAACCCCGTAGGTGTAGCTGATCATCCCAGTATTATTGATTCTATTGAAGCTGAACTGCATATGGCAGCTAAGTATGAAGAGCAGCTTAACCTGATTAATAAGTATCTCAAGGGGTCTTAAATTTTGTCATAATTTTCCGTTAAGGTATTAGAGAATCGATGGGCAGACTTGCCCCCCAGGGGGTAGTACAAACGTACCACGTAGTACATTCGTACCACCATGCGGGGGAATAGTACATTTGTACTACTACCTAAAAGTAGACGTAGGTATTTATACTTAGCAGCGGCCCCGCTAGGTATTTATACGCAGCACAAGGGGTAGTGGTACACACGTACTACTACCTCACGGGGAGTCGTAGGTATAATTACCTAGCTTGACTTATCTGTGAGTATATGCACCTATAAGCTTGACTAATGACTCTCATAAGTTAAAATGAAGTATAAGGTAAGAACTAAGTAATTATGCTTATAAGTAAATATACCTACACTAAGTATTTATACCTAGCCCCTGGAGCTTCTAGTACATACATACTATCAATAGTACATACATACTATAGTAAGTATTTATACTCAGTACATTTGTACTATAGTACATTAGTACTTGAGTATTTATACCTACCAGGTAAAAGTAGTACAGGTGTACCAACCACCATCATAGGACTGGCCAAACTTACCTTTATAATTTATTTATATTCTTTGAGTATTTTTACTCATTCCCTTTACTCTCAAATATGTAATTATAGGGTATCAAACAAACAACGAGGTCAACCAACAAAAACCAATTATCTTGATTTCCTAACTTTCTATTGCATTACTTTCAATCATTCTCTATTGTAAGTACATACAAAACAAACGAGGTAAATCAAACAAACAAAATCAAACTACAGGACTCTACCTTGTAAGTAGAGAACAGCTTGAAACCGAGTGAGTTAAACGGACAATCTGAGTATTTATACTCTAACGTCACTGGCCATCGCAAGCGTTACCTAGCCACAGTGTCGGCCTTACGGGGTCAGCTTGAGCCAGGGATGTAGTGGGAGAACGTGGCATCTCTGCCGTTGCTGCGTGAACTAATAAGTGAACTATTAATTACTATAGTTTATATGTACTATGACAGCCAACTGTCCCTTGACGTTAGACAACGTGAAAGTGTGTAATACATATGAACTATTTCTTGGAGTGCCTAGGATACATAGGATGCCAGACTTCTTAACTGAATACGCTTAGGACACCCTTGATTCAGGTGCAATTCCTGAACACTCCACACTAACCACTATCATCAGGTGACGCTTTCCACTAACTACTATGAGCTACTCACAGCTAAGTGAGAACGCTCGGCACATCGTTGCTAAGTTCGCTCTTGCTACATCGCTTGAGGTAGCTCAGGGCGTGGCATGGTACTCAGTGGCGTATGATACAGCTATTAATATGGCTGAACGGTACGGCCTGAGTGCAGACACATGTGCGGGTGTGATCGCTGCCCTCTCACCTAACAACAGGTGGGAGCGTAACATCATAGACGCTGAGAACATCATCAAAGCATGGAGACATGGCGATGACGATGACGTGCTGGCAGTCAAATGCTGCACGTATCATAAGATGAAAGAGAAAGCTCTCAAGATTCTTAACTCAGCGAAACCTATTGATGAAATACTGAACGGTCCCAAGATCGTTGAGTTCTACCACTGCATCACGTCACATGACAATGATGTATGTATTGATGGCCATGCCTACAGTGTATGGTTTGGGTTACGCTTAACCATGAAGCAAGTGCCAAACATAGGCATCAAGCTCAGGGCTAAGATCAAGCAAGACTATCGTGACGCTACCTCGTTTATCAATGAGGAACTGAACGAGAAGTACAAAGCTAGTGACATCCAAGCTATCACATGGGTAACACATAAGAGGATGCACAATGTTTAAGCAACTCACCTTAATGCCTTACCTAAATGGTAGCGTTATGACCAACAAGGCTGCACTCCAGGATGCAGCTGTACTAGCCTTTCTCACTGATTTACATGACAGAAACTACAAGGACATCAGACACCCATCAGGACACTGGAACATCTCAGACAGACATTGATGACGATGAGTTTGAGTATGATGAACCAACTGATTACGAGATGATGCAAGCCTTCGGTACTAAATGGCACGATGGTCTATGAGTACAATGAAAGTACTGGTAGCATGTGAGAACAGTGGGACAGTACGCAATGCCTTCATTAAGCATGGCATTGATGCTGTTAGCTGTGACATACTACCTAGTATCACCGAGGGGCCACACATTCAAGGTGATGTGCTTGGCCTGTTAGATATGGGATGGACTCATCTCATTGCTCATCCACCTTGCA